ATTCCAAAGTTTGCCCCGAATCCTGAGCTAAGTGGGGAAGTATCCAGCCTAGTCCATCCCCCGCTGCCAAAATACCCGAGTAAGACTAAGTGATTACATCCGACACGAGAGGGCATGAGATATGATACTTTACGTTTGGATGGGTGAAGGATTTGGCAATTGTTGGGTTCCGATCACTGCCGCAAATGAGTCGAACATAGACTACTGGCGCGGCTATTACCGGAATGATCGGGTAGAGCCAATGTGCACTTGCGTGGTCAAGCGGTGAAGGGTGGACTCGCAGACGAAGAGCTAGAGTTGGCTACCGACATTGGCGGATTCTCGCTAGATCCAGTTGGTCTAGTTAATTACGTCTTCCCTTGGGGAACGGACAAGCAGAAAGCGGAAGGGCCGCGCACCTGGCAGAGAAAAACCCTTGAAGATATCAAGGCCCACCTTGCTAACCCCGATACACGGCATCAGCCCTATCTTGAAGCGGTAGCCAGTGGACATGGCATTGGGAAAAGCGCCCTCATCGCCATGATCATCGAGTGGGCGATGTCAACCTGCGAGGACTGCAAGATTATCTGCACTGCCGGCACTGGCAAGCAGTTGCAAACAAAGACGGTTCCAGAGGTTCAGAAGTGGATTCGCATGGCGATCAACAGCCATTGGTGGGACATCAACGCGGAATCTATCCGGGTCAAAGACGTAGAGCACGCGCAGCTATGGCGCACTGACTTCATTACGTGGAATGCGAAGGCTTCTGAGCCGTTTGCCGGACTTCACAACCTAGGCAAGAGAATTGTTGTAATTTTCGATGAGGCAAGTTCGATAGACGATGTTATTTGGGAAGTTACGGAGGGGGTTCTTACCGATGAAGACACGGAAATAATATGGATTGCCTTCGGAAACCCCACGCGCAACACAGGCGCTTTCTACCGAGCAATCACAGGAGCCAACCGCTGGAAAAAGCGCCAGATTGACTCGCGAACCGTCGAAGGAACTAACAAGACACTACTGGAAGCTCAGATTGCAGAGTGGGGCGAAGATTCGGATAGGGCAAGAGTGCGTATCCGTGGAGAATTTCCGCGCGGGGGGTCGACTCAGTTTATCCCTGTCGACTTGGTTGCAGCAGCCCGCAATAGGTTTGTGGAAGGCTATCAGTCTAATCCGCTTATCATGGCCGTGGATGTGGCGCGGTTCGGGGACAATAGATCGGTCATATTCAACCGTAGAGGACGTAAGGCCGAGATAGCCGGCGGCAAGCAAAAGGGCGTTATGTACGGGCAGGACACGCAAAAGGTTGGGTCGATGGTGCAAGAAGCTATCGATCGTGATATGCCGGATGCTGTGGTAATCGATGGTGACGGAATTGGAGGGGCCGTGGTGGACTACTTGACAGCTAGGGGATACGCAACCCGTCTTTGGCCTGATGGCCGCAAGATGGTGCTGGTGGAGTTCCACGGAGGTGCGGCGGCAAGCGATCCCAACAAATATTTCAACAAGCGGACAGAGATTTGGGGGATGTGCAAAGACTGGCTTGAGGGTGGAAATATACCAGACGACCCCGAGATTGAGACCGACCTAACCGGCCCAGATTATGGCTACCACCCTACCCGCAACTGCATAGTCCTAGAGTCCAAAGACGAAATGCGGACACGCGGGGTTGACAGCCCAGACTTTGGTGATAGCCTTTCTATGACATTCGCAGTAAAGATTGCGCCACCTAAGCCTAAGACGCAAGGACCACCGATACGTGGAAGTGCATGGAGTTGATATGAGTTTTCCGATTGATGCGAATGCTCCTGTTTCGCCCGATATCGAAGATCGGCGCACCCATCCGCAATCGTTCGGAGATAAGTTGTCAGACGCTCTAGGTCAGGCGAAAGCTAAGGGACAGCAGATCATCGGAGAGATTCAGAGGCAGGCAATACCTACGTCTCCCGCACCAGCTCCGCAATCTTCGTTTTATAATCCATCCAACGATGCGAGCAGAAAGTAGGAAATATGGCTAAGCTAGACGCAGCAAAGCGCAAAAGCATACCGTCAAGCGAATTCGGATTGCCTGGTTCTCGCAAGTACCCAATGCCAGATCGGGAACACGCAGCCAATGCAAAGGCGCGAGCCACGCAAATGGTCGACAAGGGCAAGCTTTCCTCTGCAAGCGCAGCCAAAATAAGAGCGAAAGCCAATCGGATGTTAGGAGAATGACATGCAAGCTCACGAAGTGATGGACGTAAACTCCCGGACGATGCCGAAGAAGAAGTCCAGGGGCGAGATGAAGACGATGGAGTACGGTCGCAGCGACAATGGTGGACACGCCTTCATTCACCGCATGAAAGACGATGATGGCGGCTACCACGAACCCGAGACGCACACCTTTGGAGCTGAAGAGGGTGGCAAGGCTTTGGCGCATTTTGCGAAGCACGCGGGACTGGAAGAGCATATGCCGGCTGCTGACCCAGATTCGGCGGCGGGAGCGTCGACCTAATGGGAATCACTTATCAGCCTGACCGTAAGAAGTTTGAGGCTTTGGCCGCAACCACGGTAGACGGAAATCCTACTTACGACCAACTGCGGATGAATGGAATGTGGGCATGGATTTAGACGGACAGCGCCGTATCGAGAACTTCTGCATCGTTGTCCCACTCAAGGACATTGAAGACGCGGATATGCTGGCGCTCATCGGCTCTCTGATTCAGGATCACGATCACCTGCGCGAAAAGCTGATGACGGAGCCTGACCATGAAAAGAGGGCCGCAAAGCTGGATAAGATGCGGCATCACCTAAACTTCAAGGCATCCAGTCTGACGGTGTACGAAGCGGCGAACGCTGCGAAGGCGTGCGGGGTTCAGCCGATCTACGAAGAGCAGGAACGGGCCGAGAAGAGTAGAATTTGGATGCCGAACAGTAGGATTCACGAGGTGCGCGGGTAATGCCTTACAAATCTGTTGCGCAAGAGAGATATTTCAATGCCAATAAGGGAAAGATTGAGTCCCAAGGCGTTGATGTGGGGGATTGGAACGCGTCCAGCAAGGGCATGAATCTACCCTACAAACTCAAGAGCGAGTCACACAGCTACGACCAGGCGCGTCCTAAGAGTCCATTGGTTTCGAGGTATAGCAAGTAATGGCAGACTCGCAGCCTGTACGCAAGGAAGATGCAGGAGAATCGGCGGACGAGACTCTGCTTCGCGAGATACGCGAGGACTACACCTATTTCCGGGACTTCTGGCGCGACAATCACAACGAGATGAAGACCGATCTTCGGTTCATTTCTGGAGATCCGTGGGAACCTGATGATAGGCGAACCCGAGAGGACAACAATCGTCCGGTCTTGTGCCCTGATGAACTATCGCAGTACCAGAACGCGACGATCAATAATCTGCGGCAGAACAAGCGAGCTATCAAGGTAAACCCCAAAGGATCAGGGGCAACCGATAAGGATGCCGAGCGGCGCAGCGCGATCATCAAAGGCATAGAGTACAAGTCAAACGCCCAAGGAGCTTATACGAATGCCTTCGAGAATCAGATCAATTGCGGCATGGGATTCTTTAGGGTAACCACAAAGGTTATTAGTAAGGATGGTGAGGTTGAGCCGCGCATCAAGGGCATCGAAAACCCACTTTCCGTGCTGCTAGACCCTAACTCTAAAGAGCCTGATTTCTCCGACATGAAGCGCTGCTTTGTCATGGACATCATGCGAAAGCGTGACTTCACCAAGCAGTACCCGAAGGCCGCAAAGCAGAGTTTCTCTGCCGATGATATGTCGACCTCTCCCGACTGGTTTCAGGGAGAAAACATCCTCGTCGCTGAATATTGGCGCATCGACGGCTACGACCCGGAGACGGGAGAAGACGGCAAGGTTACGCAATACATTACGAACGGCGTCGAGATATTGAACGAAACCAAGTGGCCTGGATCGTGGATACCGATCATCGCAGCGATGGGCAAGAAGGTTTATGTCCCATCCGGCAGCGAGATGAAGCGATACTACTACTCGCAGATTCGACTAGCGCGAGGCCCGCAGATGATGTTGGCTTATGGGGCCTCTCAGGAAGCGGAGGTTGTCGGAATGATGCCTCGCACTCCTGTTATCGGATATGTAGGTCAGTTCGAGGCAGACAAGGATGCTTGGGATAACCTCAATAGAGTTCCTCGCGCTTATGTTATGGCAGATGTAGTTATCGATGGGGCGAGTGGGCAGGTTTTGCCCCTCCCACAACGCATGAACCAAGGCCCTGATCTTGCTGGATACGAGGCATTCAACGAGCGCTGGCGGCGCTCCATTCAGGCCGCAATGGGCATAACGCCATTACCCACCGCAGCACAGCGTCAGAATGAGAAATCAGGTGTTGCGCTTGAGAAGATTCAGTCTCAGCAAGCTATTGGATCGTTCCACTTTACGGACAACTTCGACCGAGCTATTGAGAACGCCGGCAGGCAATTGGATGAGTTGATTACGAAGGTCATGGACACTCCACGAGACCTCACGACAAGAAATCCTGACGACACGCACGACGTAATTCATGTTGTGCCGAAGGGGCAGAATCCTCCATCCCAGCAACCTGGACAACCTCCAGTCGATCCAGAAGACATGTTTGATCCAGAAAAGGGAGATTTCGACGTCACTATATCAACAGGCATGAGTTACCAGTCTCAGCGTGAACAGGCGAGCGAGTTTGTGGATACCCTCATAGGAGAGCTGGGAAACCTGCCTATTTCCACGCAAGCCAAGGCAACATTGCTGGCTAAGGCAATTACCCTCAAGGACATTGGTCCGATTGGCGATGAGATGGCGAATATCATCGACCCTTCCTCTGACCAGAATGGTGTTCCTCCGCAAGTTGCCCAGTTGATGCACCAGAACCAAGCATTGCAACAGCAGTTGGCGGAAATAACTGAGCAACTGAAGGAAAAGACCAACATAAAGGCGATGGAGTTGGAGTCAAAGGAGAGGGTAGAGTTTGCGAAGCTAAGTCATGACCAAAACTTCAATATTCCTTTGGACTATGAGAAGCTTAGGGTGCAGTTGGCAGTAGCAGAACTGGCGGCCAAGACGCAAAACAACATTCAACAGGCAGAAAAAGAGAAAGACATTGTCATGCAGCAGGGCGAGCAGGCGCATGAATTCGCTATGTCTCAGGTCCAGGCTCAGCAACAGCAGCAATTACAACAGCAACAGGAGGCACCAAATGGCGACCAAGTACAGCAACCCGCCGCTCAAGCTCCCCAAGATAATGGGGTTCAGCCTGCCCAAATCACCGCTGGGTAGATCGATGTCGGGCGCAAGTGCTTCTCGCGCATCCGCTTCGGGTTATGGTAAGCTTGCGAAATTAGCTGGCGGTACAACTGTGGTAAAGACTCCAAAGGTATCGCTGTAAGCGAAAGGGAAACAGAATGACGGAAGTTCTGGAATCGTCGGCCATCGAAGCAACACCCCCTCCGATCATGGAGGTTGAACGCGGTCCCCTGGTGAATCTAACCCCAGAGCAACGCGCAGACTATCGCAAGACGGGCGAACTGCCCACCGCGCCGAAAAATGAGGAATCGGCAACCTCTTCCGCGCAAGGCGTCACGGAACCGCCAAAGCAGCAGGGAAAGCCGAAGGAAGCCCCCAATACAAAGCAAACCGCTGAAGAGCGCATTGCCCAACTTGAGGCCACCATTGAAAAGATCAGCAAGGGAGCTGGAATCGAACGAAAGCCGAAAGCGGAATCGACACCCGCAATCGAATCCAAGCTTCCTCTCAGCGCCAAACCTACACCAGACGATAAGAAGTCCGATGGAACCTCGAAATTCTCAACACATGAGGATTACATCGAAGCTCTTACCGACTGGAAATGGGAGCAGCGAGAAGCTGAAAAAGCCGCAACTGAATCCGCAAAGGTTCAGAATAAGGCACTTATCGATAAGGTGGATGAAGGCCGAACCCGGTATGAAAACCTCGATGAGGTGATCCAACCTGCCGCCAATGAGATTTACCAAGATGCAGCTATCCCTATGGTTATAAAGAGTATGATTGGGGATTCACCTTTGATTGTCGATCTCGTCTACACCATTGGAAGCGACAAGGCGGAACTAGCCAAGTTCGTGAAGATGGCAAAAGAAGAGCCAGGCAAAGCAATTCGGTATATCGCATTGACGGAAAGTTTGATCGCTCAGGAATTGGAAAGCAAAGCAAAGCCAGTTTCCGAGGAAGTCCCTGCTAAACCCAAAACCCAAGCCCCCAAACCTCCCGCAGAGGCCGGTGGACGTGCAGCCGCACCTCCCGATTCCCTGAAGGCAGCTTTGGAAGGCAGCGGAGGAAAACTCAACAGCGGTTTGAAAGCTGAGTTCCTACGCAGAGATTTGGCGAGGCTGAAAAGCTAAGCGGGAAAGGTCAACATGGCGGGGAATAGTTTTCTCGACACAAACTGGGTTTCGCTGCGTATCCTCTGGATTCTCCAGAATGCGCTCGAAGTTGCCAGCGTTTTCAATACAGAGTGGGAGTCGGAGTTCGGCAAGAACTTCCCTGTCGGATCATCCGTGCAGGTCAAACTACCTCAGCGGTGGGTTGTGACGAACGGCCTGGGATATCAGCCGCAGGGCATTGCTCGTCTTGCCACCACCATCAACCTCGATCAGGTTTTCGGAATTCACTTCGAGTGGGACTCCTACGAACGACTCGTCAAGATGGAACGTTCACAGGAAGAGCTTGAGGAAAACTACCTGAAGCCGGCTGCCGTACAGCTTGCGCAGGAAGTTGATACTCGGGCAGCGCTGTTCGCTTACCAGAACTCCTCCAACGTTGTTGGGACTCTGGGAACCGATGCAACTTCGATCAACACGTTCGCCGCAGCAGAGCGTCGGCTGTATGAGAAAGCTTGCCCCAAGGGTCTGCGTCATCTCGTCCTGAGCCCGTCGCTGATGCAGAGCTACGTGCAGGCAAACGTGACTCAGTTCAACCCGGCTCCGGAGATTTCCCGCATGTATCGTACGGGTGTTCTCGGTACTGCGGCTGGATGGGAGTGGTATCGCTCCAATTCGCTGTTCAAGCACACCGTTGGCACCGCAGCAACAGGTGGCGTGACGGTGACGGGCGCGAATCAGTCGGGAAACGTGCTTAGCATTACGGGCACCGCTGGACAGACGTTCAATGTAGGCGATAAGTTCTCCATTGCCAACGTGAACGGAGTCAACCCCAGCACTCGCAGGGCTGGAACTATGGGCGCACAGAACTTCACCGTTCTGACGGCTCTCACCCTTACCGGTGGAACCGATACCTTGAACATCTCCCCTGCGATCTACGGACCAGGATCTCAGTATCAGAACGTGGATTCCCTGCCTGCAAACGGTGCGGCGTTCACGATTTGGCCCGGAACAACTTCCCCGAGCGGAGTCTCTGGCACCGTATCTCTGGGACTCTCCAAGTTCGCCTTCGCGATGAGCGGTGGCAAGTTGGAAGTTCCCAAGGCTGTGGAACGCGCAGAGCAGACCGAAGATCCTGAAACGGGTATGGCGGTTCGCTTCGTACGCGCATGGGATCAGCGAGAGTCGAAGATGACGAATCGCTTTGACATGTGCATGGGTTTCGGAAATCTCTACAATGACAATGGCTGCGTTGCCATTGCTGGAGCGTAATCATGGCAACTGGCGGCCCCAACCAAACAGCAACCCCTCTTCCGGTGCAGGACTTTACGCCCCAAAAGACGTATCCTTCCTTCTCCACGATCATCAACCAGTACCTCAGCCCCATCATCAATCTGCTCACGGCATATACGTTGCTCGTTTCAGATGTTTTGGGCGGTCTCGTCACCTCCACGAACGCTGCGGCGCAGACGATTACCTTGCCCACGGCTGCTTTGCTTGTCCCCCAGATCGAAGGTGGGCAGGCATCGCTTCCTGGTATCGCTCCAGCCAATGCATTGGCCGGTTCGAGTATCCGCTTCTTCGTTCGCGCGGGAGGTGCAGGAACAGTTACCGTGGCAGTCGGAACAGGTGGCACGCTGGACTCTCTAAGCACTGCTACCGTTGCAGCCGGACAGATCAAGGAATTCCTCTTGATCGTCACTGGTGTTGGATCTCTGACGGGAACTCCCACCTACACGCTCTACTCACTCGGGACATCCACCGAATAATGCGATGGGGGCGGCTCTCATCTAGCGCCCCAGATTTTCAGGAGCACTCATGCCGCATCAAATCGACCAAGAGGCACTCGACAGCCCCAGCATGAAGGTGTTGGACATCAACAAGCCCCCCACCAAAAACATGCCTCATTTGGAATTCCCGAAGATGGTCTATCTGCATCCAAGGGATAAGACCAAAGAGCACCGCACGAAGATTGTGGAGTCTCCGGATGAGCAGGAGGATGCGGCATCTCAGGGATGGAAACTGAATCCACATATTCCCGTCGCTCCTCTTGAGGATTTGAGTCAGGATTTCGAAGCTGAAGCTCCGAGCGAAGCGAAGCGCGGGCCAGGCCGACCGAAATCTATCGCCGCATAGCGCAATCCAACCGCGAAGGAGTAATCATGGAAGAGATTTTTCAGGAATACCCAAAGATGCTGTACCTGCATCCTGTCGATAAGACCAAGGAGCACAAGGTTCTCATCGTCAAAAATCCAGACGAGCAGAACAATGCTTTCTCCAAGGGATACAAGCAGGAGCCTAACGTCCCCGTAACGCCCGCAAGTGAGCAATATGAAGGCATTTCCTATGAAGTTCCCGAAGAGGCGCAGGGCAGCGGCTATACGCATGGCTGGGACAAGGGTTTTGCGCAGGATGGCGATCCTTACGGCATTCAGGCTGAATACCTGCTACAGTCTGCCAATCCTGATGATTTACTGCCCACGCAGGCGAAAGCTGACGAAATAGTTGCAAAGGCTGAAGCAGAACAGGCGCAGCGGGACGACGAGATTGCCAGCGAAATAAAGGACACTCCCTCCGTCTAATGGCTACCAGCAACTCCATCACCGTATCCGCACTCGATATCATCTCTGCGGCGATGATGGAGTTGGGCGTTCTAAGCGCTAGTGAGTCTCCTAGCGCGGAGGATGCTCAGTGGGGACTCACAAAACTACAGCGGATCATCGATCGGTACAATGCTCGTCTGCCGATGATCTACAACGTGAATTTCACTATTTTCACGATGCCTGCGCAGGGCAATCCCTTCACCATCGGGCCCGGTGCAACTTTTGACGTAAACCAACGCCCAGTCAGCATACCTTCGATTGGATTGATTCTTTCCGGAACTCCTGGGGTTGAAATCCCAATGAACCGCAGAGATAACGACTGGTGGGCGAATAACCGCATCAAAGACCTTACTTCCACCTTCCCCACCGACTATTACTATTCTCCAGATTGGTTGATTCAGGATGATGGTGGTGCGTGGGGACAAATTTTCTTCTGGCCGGAACCTACTTCGTCATTCCAGATCAATGTGCAGTCTCGACAGGTGCTTGGAGAGTTCAACGCAGTTACGGATGATTTCTCTATGCCGCCCGCGTACTGGGATTTGATTATTTACGAACTCGCCATTAGCCTTGGGCCTAGCTTTGGCGTGC